CACTGTATCCTTCGTTACGTACACCTTCTTTAGTTAATTTTTTAGCATTTTTAATTGTATTTGTTGCTTTGATTAATGTTCCTAATCCAACATTACCGCTACTAAGATCACTAAACACACTTGCGCCACCTGCTAATACTCCGCCTGCGCCAAGTAGACTAGCAGCTCCGCCGCCTGCAATACTAATTGGACTTGGAGATGTATCATAATGTTCTGTACCAAATCCTACAGGAGCATTACCTTCTTCAACAGCACCTGTACTATAGAATACTGATTCATATAATATTTGCATTGTATTTTGTGAAGTTTCGCCACCTGCGGACTGATCCATTGTATCATGTTGGAAACTACTAATAATAGGATTAACTAATGTATATGTTACATATTGATGTCTAGCCATTTGGCTTATTTGAATACTATTAAAGAACGGTGCATACGAATTATTATCAAATCCGTATCTAAATGCATTTAGTGCTTTGCCTTCATATGTGTTATGTGGCATAAACCCTGTTGATGTTTGATTAGGTTTACCTGCAGCATCTAAACTTCCTAAGTTGCCGTCTACAAAATAATATCTATAATACGATTCCCAAAGGTATGTTGTAAGACCCATATTGTCATCGTGAAATGTAATGTTAATAGGATCATAGTCTAATCTAACTTGTAAATTTTTCTTACGATTGTATTTGTTTTTAGTTTCTGTTGTAACATTATACTTTGGTAAGTCTGCTGTTTTGACTAGCATGTTAACTTCTAAGCCATGCTTTTTATCAAAGTTAGGACGAACCTTTTTAATTACTTCTTCATTTAAATTAAATGAAACATGATACAGAAACTTAGTTTTAGGTGCTAACCTAAAGTTATCATCTGTGTATAGTCGAGAAGCATGACGGTAGTCCGCCATGTCACCTTTAGGGTTTAAAGCCCCACTTACTAAATTATCTAGAAATCCGCCAAACTTGCTCATACTAATATTTATCCAAGTGAATTATATGCGTAGATAAAAAAAAGGGACCTATAAAAGATCCCTTCTTCAAAGATTTTAATTACAATTACTCTTAGCTTACGCCAGTTGTAGATGCAATAGCTGCAACTGATCTGCCAATAGCAGTACCAACACCGCCTCCGCTAGCGCCTTGAGTCTGTATAGCGTTATCGTATTTGATAGCTAGTGAAACTGTAACTGGCTCATTAGCACTGTATGCTAATGTGTTATAGTTTGCACTTTCTAAATAACAACCGTATACTTCAAAAGTTTCTAACACAGTCGGTTCAAAGTTACCGTTACCACCGTCTAGTACTTCGATCCTAGTTACGAACTTATAATCAATTCCGCTTGCAGCACTTGATTGCTCCATAAAGTCGAATTGCTTCTGTAGTTGTTCGCCGACTAATTTTTGAACAGCACCTGTTGCATCGTCTCTTAAGTTCAATGTAATAGCTTCCCAAGTATGTTTACCTGCTAGGTATACTCTTGAGTTGTAAACGTCAATCGTCATAGTTTCGAAGCTAACGTTTGGTCTAGTAACATCAACAACTTGTTTTGTTAACTCTGTAACTTCCCCTGCACTTACACCAAAGTTCTCCAAGCTCACTCTAAAGCGATATTGAAGTTTTGGCATTAACAGTCCTTGGTTGGAAGAACTGTTATCACTTGCTAGTGGAACTGTAATTTTTGATAGTGATGAAATAGCCATTTAATTTGCTCCTGTTATAATATTATTTATCATTTTTACAAGCCTGCTATCTCACCAGTATTTTTCAATCTCAGTGGAATGTATATAAACTCAACTGCTTTAACTGGTTCAATCGCTATATCTAAATAAAGCTCGTTTCTGTCAATTCTGCTAGGTGTATTGTTACTTTCGTCACATACAACTAAGAAGTCATAAAGTCCTCTTGAACCAACTAGCTCTAAACATAAACTTTCAGCTGCTTGTTTGACTTGATCACGTGTGATCTTATCATTTGGCTCAAAGATATATGGTTTAGCAAGTTTGTTAAGTTGACTACGTAAGAATATTACAAGTCTAGCAACGTTAATTCTATCTAAAGAACTTGCACCTCTTGCACGAGTCTTTTGACCAAAGTTAACAAGACCTGCACCTGTAATAAACGTAATTGGGTTAATACTTAAACTATAAAGTGTATCACGTTGTCCTTCGTTCAACGCTACACTTACAAATTCGCCTTCTGCATCAATGTATCCTGTTGCTGAAGCGTTAGTAATACCACCACGTCTTGTACCTGCTGGTGCAAACCAAGGATAACTAACTTGGTCACTTAATGCAAGTGTTCTTAGCATCATATGACTTGGTGGAACAACTACGTTGTTACCTGCGTTATCGCTTGAGAAGCCCCATGGATAAAATACACCTAAGTATTCATCTCTGCTTACTAGTCCTGCATCATTATCTTCAACAGCAAGGTTAACATTTGAACCCCATTCGTTTAAAGATGTTGCGTCGGATTTTAGTTTAGCTGGTGAATCACCAACAATAAATGCTGTTAAGCCTCTATCATTGTTTAGTGAAATCATTTCTCCAATTAGTTCTGGATATCCTGGAGTTGCCATTAAGTTAAACACTCTTGACTCATCATCTCTAATTTCGTCATTACTGTTAACCATTGCTTGCATTGCTTGTACAACAACTTTACGTTGTGCTTTAGCACCAAAGCTACCTGAACCGTCATCTTGGTTAGCTGATTCAGTTACCCAACGGTGTGTGTAGTAAGAACTCATTGACTCATCACCAAAACGTCCATTGTCTAATGATGTATCAACATAGTTTCTAACAAATTTCTTAACATTAAATCCTGAACGTCTTGTGTTCCATAATAGCATTCCTTTTGGATAAAGTGCTGGGTCTGGAGCATCTGCGTCTAAGAAGTTGCTTGATAATAGGTCTTTAATCTCACCTGCTGCTGCACTGTTTGATCCTGCTGTGTTATAACGAGCGTCACCAAATAGTACACCGTCTTCAGTAGTTTGATCGCCTTTATCTAGTAATACCCACTTTAATGTAGAACCGTTATATTTGTAAATTAACGGATAGTTTTCTAAGTCTGCTGTGCTGACCCAAATGTCTCCATTTTTAAGTGCTGTACCGTCTGACTGTAATGTTGGCTCAGAAGCTGAAACTTGCGGTCCATTTGGATCAGTCTTGTCACCATCAGTAGCCGCATAAAACGGACTTGTTGAATCTAAGTAACCTACCCAAGTAGTACCATTGTGAATCATAAGGTCAACTTCGTCTACAATTGAATTGTACCAAAGTGTGCCATCTGCTGTTAATGCTGTTGGAGCATCTTCGCCTGCTGTATATGCTAATACTTTCCAGTTTGAAGCAACAAAATCATTTACTGTGTCGCCTGCTGGAGCAGCATATAAATTAGGTGTTCCTGAATTTGCATCTACATAAGCTGAATATCCAATAAGTGCTAATGCACCTCCTGTATCAGTAATACGGAAGTCTCCACCTAATGTGTGTTTAATTGAAACTTTGTTAGCAGTGTCAACAGTTGCAACAATGTTAGTAAATCCTGCACTGTTAATAGCACCTGCTAATACATCTGCGTCACTTGTAGCACCTGTTGCTGTAAATGATACAGTTTTTGCTGACTGTAATGCACCGTTATTTGCTAAAGTTTCTTGAATATCAAAAGCATAACTCTGTGCTGAAAGTTGAGCTGCTACAGCTGAACTTGTTATAACAGTTGCACCTGATGCTGCTCTTTCAAATATTTTAAAAGTTGCTAAGTTAACTGATTCTTCAGCTACGTTAGTTTGTACATACAATGAACCTGCTGCTAAGTTAGCACCGCCACCGCTTTTGTCTAGTGCGTATAATGCTGATTGGTTATTAGCATAAATTGGAGCACCAACTTGTGTCCATGTGCCAGTTCCAGTAGCATACTGTTTAACTCTAATACGAGCACCTAAATTAGGTTCAGTAGTTTTAAACCAAATACTTCCTGATGGTCTTGGAGTTGTATCAGTTGACTTATACTCTGGTACGCTTGTATGTGGAGCAGTTGTTAATGCTGGAATTGCATAAGTTCCTGCTGGAATCTTAACATCGTCTGCAAGTCCTGTTCCTTCTGCAATAATAATAGTTGCTGTTGAAGCACCTGTATTATAAAGCTCTAATTGGCTATCTACTACTGCCGCTGTAACGCCTGCAATTGATAAACCGTTAATATCGTTTACTACATCTGTTAACGCTGTTCCGCTTGATGTAACAGTAACACTGTTAATTGTCATTGTTACGCCTGAAGCAACACTAGCAACAGCTGAAGAACTTTTTACTGTAGCGTGACTGCCTTTCCAAGCTGCACTTCCAACTTGTACCCATGCACCGCTTGAATTTTTGTAAAACAACTTATTTACTGTTGTAGTTGCAACAACTACATAATCACCAATTTGGCCAACTGATGTTTTTGGATTTCCAGTTGCACTATTGCCAACTAGTTTAGTTACATCAGTGATAACAGTTGGAACTTTATTACTAAAAGTTTGTCCGCCTGTTGTAGTAGCTGAATTTGAATTCCATTCAAATATACCAAAAGTTGAAGTTTGTGTATCAAACCAACTTGTTCCGTCTGCTGGTGCAGCCGCTGGTGCTGTTGCTGATGCTTTTAATTCATTAAGGTCGATGTCTGCACGAACAACATATGCTCTGTTGCTAACACCAAGCATTGAATAAGCTGCTTGTAATCCGTACTCGTTAAGTTCTCCTGCGTGTACTGGATTGTTATTAGAATCTGTTATAAAAGTTGGGTCGCCAAAGGTTTCAGTAAGGTCGCGTTGCGAAGTAAGTAAGTATGGCTTACCTGCGTTTGCCTTAGTTGTTCCTGCTGCTGTCCCCGTGCCTGCGCCATTCAGTTTATCCTGGGCGGAAGCAACGAATATCATTGGTACGGTACCTGGTTCAGCTGGTGTGTAAAAGCTCTCGTCAATTACGCTGACCTGTACTCCTGGTGATGTTAATGCCATTTTGTTCTCCTATTAGGTATAAGTTGTTACTAGTATTTAGCATCTTAGTAAAAAAACAATGGCGAAAACACCACAAAAAAGGGACCAAAAAGGTGAGGTAAATACAAGTATGAGACCATTATGCGTTTGCGGACAAAGACCTGCCGCTATTAACTACAAAAAAGGTAATAAAACCTATTATCGAAAACGATGTGAACGATGTTTAAGGACAGGCGGAAAGAGTATCGGAGTTCCTAAATGGAGACAGTCGGGTTACGTTAAAAAAGATAAATGCGAAAAATGTGGCTTTCAGAGCAAACATCACGAACAGTTTAATGTGTTTCATGTAGACGGAGATTTAAATAATTGCCGGCCTACTAACTTAAAAACTATCTGTGCTAATTGTCAACGAACTCTACAAAAAGAAGGAGTTAAGTGGAAGCAAGGTGATCTAATCCCCGATTTTTAAATATAGTTTTAATCAGTACATCTACATTTTTTTCTAAACGCTCAAGGTCACCGTTATTGTCAATAGTATAATCACACATCCATTGTTCAATGCTCATAGACTTATAACTTTCTAAAGGCAAATGATCTGCTCTGTCTACCCAAATAGCATAGTCAAATATTTCTTCATTTTGCATTGCAAAGAATTCACGTTTATTTCTTAGTCCACAGTATATACTATTTTCAGCAAATAGATTACGACCTAATCGTGCTAGGTCTTTACTACAATAATCGTGAATCATGTCGTACCATTCTGCTCTATGGTTATGTCTATCTACATAACATTCTTCCTCATTGGCATAACCGTATTTGTCTTTTAGATCATTGAATATAAAAAGTTCAGAACAAAATTTTGATGATGACTGAAATGAATAGTTGTACTTTTCTAACATTTCGCAAACAGTATCTTTGCCGTGTCGGCCGTGCCCTACTACGAGGAGTTTTGGTAACATAAAGTATAATCCTTTTTAATTAAATTAATTATACTGTATTTTATGCTACTTGTCAATAGTTTTATTTAAAAATTGATTATAGGTCTCTTCAAAACCTACTTCGTGTGTGTAGCCTTCGTTATTATTCCATAACCGTTTGAAGTATCCTTCATAGCAGGCATAAATTGTTTTCATGTCATTTGGAAGATGGCCTTTAACCATATAAAAAAGCCTGCAGGCTTCTTTTTGGGACGGCTTAGCCAATAGTGAAACCATAGCCGACACCACCACCGACTTGTAATGATACGTCGTTCTGTAGTTTTTCAAGTTCGGCTTGTGCTTCTGCTTTTAGTGTTTCACCGTTAAGTGCTGAACCACCTTGTGGACCTGCTATAGTAGCAAACTTACTACGTGCTTCGCCGAGCATGTATTTGCAACTTGCAAGTGTATAATCTTTAATCCATTGGATTGCTAGATAGTCTTTAAGTAGTTCTGAATCTGGACGATAGTTGTAACAATACATCATTACTTCTTCGTCTGCTCTTGGTCTTTGGAGAATAGTTAGTTTCTTTGTAGTACTGTTCCATTTAAATTCAATGAAAGAACCAAACATACGACCAACTAACTCTTGGTATTGACTAAACAAATCATAAGTTGCTAATCCGCCCATGTTAGAACTAGATAGTAAGTATGTGTTAGTATATGCCATGTTAAACGGTTCAAACAATGTTCCGCCGTCACCGCCACCTGAACGAGAACCTATGCTTCTACGGAATAATTTTCTTACTTCCATAATCTCATTGGCTAACGTATATTCATTCTGATCAGGTATTAATTCTAAGAAGATATAAGATTCTTCTACAGCATTATCTGATCTTTGACGATATGTTGTTAATGCTTTGGTTAACGCTGTTTCATAATGAACAGGGTCAAGTTCAACATCGACCATACCACCACCTAACATACTGTGAACATAGTCGAAAATTTCTTGTTTTTGTGTTGCTAAGTCTGTCATATAATTGTTTCTCCAATAGTATTTATCGTATGGCGGCACATAACGATAAATATGTTTATGCCAAGATTAAGTTTATACAAACCCGAAAAAGGTGCAGACTACAAGTTTTTAGATAAACAGATCCTCGAAATGTTTACAGTTGGAGGAACTGACTTATTTGTTCATAAGTATATCGGCCCTAAAAATACATCAGAAGAGGATGCAACAGCAGATCAACCTCATTACGATGTTGTTAAAGAAACCAACATACAAGATATGTTGTTTATGGAAAATAGGGATCGCAAGTATGACGACGATATCTATACTATTAGAGGTATTTACAATGTACAAGACATTGACTTTGATTTAAGCCAATTTGGGCTATTCTTAAGTAATGATACATTGTTTATGACAGTACACATTAATAGTAGTGTAGAAACAATTGGCAGAAAGTTAATGCCGGGTGATGTAATAGAATTACCACACCTTAAAGATGAATATGCTCTTAACGATTATACTGTAGCACTTAAACGTTTCTATGTTATTGAAGATATTAACAGAGCCGCTGAAGGATTTTCACCTACTTGGTATCCACATCTTTATAGATTAAAGTTAAAGCAAATATACGATTCACAAGAATACAAAGATATATTAGATCTACCAGCAGACGAACATGCACCAGGTGGCGATACACTAAGAGATGTATTGTCAACATATGAAAAAGAAATGCAAATTAATGATGCTGTAGTAGCACAAGCAGAAGCAGATGCTCCTAAGTCAGGCTTTGACGTTGCACATTATTATAGTTTAGATTCTAATGCAGACGGTAGTGTTGATCTTAAGAATACCAATGCAGACGGCGAGATACAAGCAAAACCGTCTAGATCCGGTTATCAAGGTTATCTAATAGGTCAAGAGAATGCACCAAACGGAGCAACATTTGGACATGGCATATCATTTCCAACTGATGCTGTTGACGGGGATTATTTCCTTAGAACCGATTTTTTACCAAAACGTCTTTTCCAATATGATGGTACAAGATGGATTAAAGTTGAAGGTGATGTAAGAATGACATTGTCAAACACAAATACAGAGACTACACAAAAGGGTACATTTATTAACAATACAAATACAAACGAAATTGCTGGAGAAACTGTACAAGAACGCAGTAGTTTAAGTAAAGCTCTAAGACCTAAAAAACCAGAGGCTGATATCTAATGCAACATTTTTACGACGGACAAATTAGAAGATACGTAACCCAAATGGTTAGGTTAATGAGTAACTTTAGTTACAAAGATAACGAAAATAAACTTGTAACAGTACCAGTTATGTATGGCGACATTACTAGACAAGTTGGTAGTATTTTGCGTGATAACAGTGAGAACAAACTACCAAGTGTACCTAGAATGGGTGTATATATTCAAGGATTAGAAACAGATTCATCAAGAATATCTGATTCAAGTTATGTTAGTAAGCAACATATTAGGGAACAAAAGTACAATAACGATACACAAACATATGAAGGTATTCAAGGTAAAAATTATACTGTAGAACGATTACATCCTACTCCTTATATTTTAAACTTAAATGTTGACTTATGGACTTCTAACACAGATCAAAAATTACAGTTGATGGAACAAATATTAGTTCTATTTAATCCTACATTAGAAATACAGACTACAGACAATTATATTGACTGGACTAGTTTAACAACAGTAAGTATTACTAGTATTAATTTTAGTAATAGAACTATTCCTGTAGGAACTGAAAGTGAAATTGATGTATCGTCAATGAGTTTTGCTGTACCAATATATATTAGTCCGCCAGTTAAAGTTAAAAAGTTAGGTGTAATAACAAATATTATTGCTAGTATACATGACGAATCTAAAGGCACTATAGAAGTTGATTTATCAACTCCGCAACTTGATGCATGGGACGACTCAATAGTAGTGGGGCGTGTTGACCGAGACGGAAATGAAATATATGAGACTAGTAATAATACTAATGTTACAACAGTTACATATGAAAATCAAGGGATATATGTTGAAGGTAATAGTGTTAAATTAATATACAAAGGTAAAGTTGGCACTGTTGATTGGCGAACACTATTTGAAGCAATGCCAGGATCATACGAAGCAGGTATTTCTCAAATACATTTAAGACGCTTAGATTATCAAGACACTGAATATGCAATAGTTGGTACATTTAGTCTAAACCCATTAGACGAAACACAAATTAGTGTTAACTGGGACGCAGATTCATTACCAGACAATACAGTATTAACAGGCCCAATGGGCGACAGAAGTAATGTAGATTATATTATTGATCCTGCAACAACAGGAACATCAGCATTAAACTTAGGCTCTACTACACCTAGAGTTTTAATACTTAATCCAATTGGCAATGCAATTAATACTGACGGGCCAGACGCATGGAAAAATCAAGACGGGTCAGACTTTGTAGCACAAGCAAATGACATTATTGAATGGGATGGTACTAAATGGCATGTAGTATTTGATGCTTCTGCAAATGATAGTGCAACTGACGTAGTATACATTACTAATCTTACAACTTCAAAACAATACCGTTGGAATAACTCAGAATGGCTACTTTCAGTAGACGGCGAGTATCCAAGAGGCACCTGGAGACTAGCACTTTAAAGATAATTATTTGTATGAGCAAAAAAATTATCTGTAGTGGTGCAATCTTTTACACACTAGAAACTAAACGATTCCTGTTTGTTCGCAGGGCTAATACCAAGCGAGATAATGTTTGGGGATTAGTTGGCGGCACAACTGAAGATAAAGAAACTCCGTGGGAAGGTTTACAACGAGAAATTAAAGAAGAAATAGGTAATGTTCCTAACATTAAAAAAACTATTCCACTTGAAACGTTTGTAAGCAATGATACACAATTCTTGTTTCATACATACTTGTGTGTTATTGACAAAGAATTTATTCCACAACTTAATAAAGAACACGACGGTTATGCGTGGGTCAGTTTTAATAAGTGGCCAAAACCTTTACATTTTGGATTAAAAAATACACTTGAAAGTAAAGTTAATATACGTAAACTTGAAACACTTTTTGAAGTAATCAATTTAATTAATTAGGTATTAAAATGAATGATAATGTAACTAAAACTGAATATGGATATGAAGTATTATGGGCTAATACAGAACATTATTCTAGTAAAATATTAGTATTTGAACACATAGGATCAAAAACTAACATGAGCTTTACTAAGAATACTACTAAGTCGTGGTTTGTTAATAGCGGACAACTTAGAATTAGATGGATTGATACTGAAACAGGTAAACTATATGAAAACGATTTAAATGAAGGTTCAGTGTTTCATGTTCCTCCATTAATGCCTGTTAGTTTAGAATGTTTATATGCAGGAAGTGCTATAGCAGAAACAGCAACCAAATACGATCCTAAAGATGTTTATCACATAATACCTGCAAGTAATATTGAGGCAGACAATGAACAATCTAAAGTTTAGTGAACTTCCAAAATTTCAAAAAGACTTAAAATATTTTACTCAAGAACTTTCTTTAGTATCAAATCCTGCACTTAAAGAAGAATGTAATAAGTTATTAAAAGAATTAGCATCTGAAGCAGCACAAATAGACGCAGGTCACGATCCTGCAAATAACGGATATATTGATCCTCGTTCATTACACGAAAATAGAATACGAATAATTGAGATACGTAAGAGATTAACTACTATAGTTAATGATTTAAAGACTGCTTAGTCTTTTAACAGTAATGCTTCCAACCATAGCAGAATGTAGTGTACACTGATATGCAAAACTACCACTAGTATTTTCTGGAATTCTCCAATACAATGTTCCGTCGTCTTGACCCTGTGCATCACTGTCAGCACTTACTGTACCGTCTTCAGCTACATGTAGTAAGTTTGTTGTAAGTGCATTCAAAGATGCATCTTGTATTTCAAACGGATGACCGCCTACACCTAATAAATTAAATGCATATGTATGTCCGGATATTAAATAGATTGATGGATTATTTCCTGCATAATGCGGGTTAAATGTATAAGATGTAGCACCAATGTTGTCTACAGTGAACGTAGTTGCGGCATGTTCAAAAATTCTATCAACTGTTAAAAAGTTTGCATCATTTACATCAGTTAAATTTGAAAATTCAGTAACACCTGATGCACCATTATACGCAATAGTTACTGAGTCAGTATTGGCATCAGTGGTTACATTAATACTAGTACCGCCTACAAGTGTAAGTGTATCAGTTTTTGATTCTGCAGCTACTGTTGTTTGTCCTGCTACAGCAACGTTACTAAATGCGTTTTGGTTTGTTTCGCCTGAACTAGCACTTATGTCTTGGAAACTAAATCCGCCTGCACCGTTAGTTGTTAGTACTTGATTTGCTGTACCATCTATAATGTTTAAGTCTGTTAAATCTGTTGGTATGCTTGATGCTAATGCTGCATCTGTAATACCGTATCCTGCAAGTGTTGTTGGTTTGCTAGTAAGTGAACTAAAAGCACCGTCAAATGCATCTGTAATGCCATAGCCTGCAAGTGTTGTTGGTTTACCTGTTAAACTACTAAATGACTGTGCCGGTACACTAGTTAAGTAACTGCTAAGATCTGGAGGTGTAAATCTAAACACACCTGTAGTATTATCATAACTAATTGCTCCATCACCTGAGGCAGTTAATTCATTACCAATACTTAGGTCAGTTAATGTTAATACACTCGGTGTATTAGAAAGATTATTATAGTTTAAATAGTATGATCCATCTTGACCATCAAGTGTATCAGCATCAGTGCCGCCACCACCGGTAGTAGCATCAGTTCCTGGTGCCCATTTTGCACCATCCCATTTTATTACACTACCTGTACTTGGTGGTGATGTTGTTGTGTCAACGTCTGACAAAAAGTCTATGCTAAATGGACTTACATTAATTTCAATGTCATTAGTGTCTGTTGAATTTTGTGTAGTTATATTTGTGCCGCCGATAATATCAACAGTACTAGTAGGTGTTGTTGCATTTAATGTTCCGTCATCTGTACCTATACTTGAAAATAAATTTGGATTAGATGCAGAACCTGTATAATTAATTGTTAGAGTTTTTCCTACTACACTACTAGCAATATCAGTACCGCCTGCAATAGTAATTGTGTCTGTGGCTGTTGTTGCTGTTGCACTGCCAGTATCACCTGCAACAGTTTTAAATAATGCAACTCCGTCTGCGCCGTCAACAATGTTCCATACAGACCCGTCCCACTTCCATGTGGTTGTACCATCTGTATATGTATCGTCTATGTTTGGACTGATTGGAAAATTTAAAGCCATTATATAGTTCCTTTTTTATATTTATCGCAATCGAGGTCCGACGTTACGAATTGTTAGAGGTCCTGTATAAGACATTGGATTATATACCGCATACTTGGAAAACATTATGTTAGGTTCTGAACCTAACAAGCTCTGATTTAAGTTATCATAATCAGTACTAGAACCTGTGTTATATACTACATCTTTTGCATCATTAATAATATCTTGACGCAATTTATCTGGACTTGCTGTTGGTAATGATTGTGCCTTTAATGCTACAAGGCCTGCTGCTTGAGGAGACGCCATAGAAGTACCTCCAATGTTCATAATTTTGTAATTATCATCGTCTGGGTAATCTATTGTAGTATAAAAAACATCACCTATATTACTTGCTGTGCTTACTACTCCATTTCCTGGTGCCCATATATTTACAGCAGGACCTCTAGTAGACGATGTTGCTGTTTTATCAAAATAGCTTCCTCCTGACGCTTGAATACTACTGTCAATATTACCTACATTTAATGCACGGTCACTATATGGTGAACTTCCTCTATGGTACTCGTAAGATATTGCATTAAACACTACAACATTATTATAATCTAATCCATTTGAAACATCATGTTTCATTGGGGTATTGCCTGCAGCAATACAAACGTGTATGCCGGCATCAATCATGGCTTCAATTTCAGCATCAATTGATCCTACACGGGCTGGCATTCTAAAGCCACCACCTTCAGTTGCTGTTGGTATACCAGTATCTGCCCATAATACATATCGATCTGTATATGTAGATCCCCATGTCCAAGGAGTACCTCTATAAGATCCACTTGATGGAGTAGTAGTTATAATGCTACTGTACCCCCAACTCATATTAACAACTGTTGGTCGTTTTGCACCAGTAACTGGGTCTATTGGTTTATTGTTATGCCATAATCTTATAGCATCAAATGCATCTGATGATGCAATTCCTGTTCCGTCAGTTCCTGATAATGTTTCTAGCCCTGCTAACTTTTGTGAATAAACATGAGCACCTTTGGCCCAACCATATGTTTTACCTGTTGCTATACCTGCAACATGTGTTCCGTGGCCGTCAGCATCTCTATAATGATTTGCATTTTGTGTACCACTAAGTCCGCTTGCACCGTACCAATCTATTTGACGCATTCTAGTCTGTCCGGCTTTTAACCATAACTGTATTACTCCGTTTTGAGTATAGCCACCAGTAGTAAAAGCAAGTCTTAAATCTTCGTCAGTTTGTTCAATATGTATTGTACCTGCTAGACTAAGTTCGAAAGTATTTTTTCCTGCAGTTACTGTACCGTTTCCTATACCTCCGAATATTCTAGTTCTTTCTATAGTCTTGCCGTCTGCTAAAACAAATCGTATTAAAAATTCGGCACCGTCATATTGTCCGTTTGCCCAGGGTGTTCCTGTCATTGAAGCAATATAATTAGCTGTAGGATTTGCAAATTGATAATATGGTACGTATATATCATTAGTTGCTATGTTGTTATCAATAAAATTAAATGTAGTAACACCGCCTTGTACAGTATCAATGAGTTCATTTTTAGTACTAACCCATTCTGGGTGATCTGCTTGTATACCACTGTCTTGTATTACAACATCAACACCAGTACCGTCAATAGCATAATCGTAATCTCCAGTTAGTGTAGTTTGGAATCCAAATGCTGAGTTATCATTTGCTGTACATCTTCTTAAGCCCCAATTCACATAACTTGCTTGTAAATTTGAACCTCTATAAAATGTTCCTGTTTGTCTAGCTGCGTGACCAATTTGAATATCGTCTCTTTGATCGACAGGTATTTCTACACAATATACTCGTGGATCTTTTTTTAATTCTTCTGCTTCGTCGTCAGTGAGCATCCAGTGAGTCATGCGATCTGATCCAGGTCTAGGATTAGCAACTTCTACTGATCTATTTGGTATTGGGCCAGAACCTGTTGATGCTTCTAGTTCGGCATCAAATGCCTCTAAGTCTTCACCTCGATTAACAACAACAACATATTCTCTTTCAGACATCGTTACAGCTCATAAATTGTAATAAACACATCAGCATCTATGTTGGCGCCAGTTGCATCATGTACATATATTCGAATTACAGTAGTACTTGTTTTGACAAACGATACCATTGCAGGTCCTGATTGATTTTGTGCATTTCCTACTATTCCAAAACTGTCAGTATCAGCGCCAAGGGGATTAGTAAAAGTTAAAGTATAATCACCTGTACCATTGTCAGCACTACTAGCAGTACTTACGCCTGAGCCAGTTACTGAAAATGTACCTGATCCTTTTATTAGTCCAGTATACTTAGGAGCAAAAACACCGTTTGATATTACTCCGTCTGGTGCTGTTAGTGTTATTGAACTAGCACTAGTAAATGTTGGTGAACCTGTGCCTGCATTAATATATGCATCAGCAGTTATATCGCCTACTGTGATGTCATTAGTTGTAGTAGCACCTCTGCCAGTTACACTATCTAATGTATCTGTTTCAACAGTTGAAGTTAGATAGTTTGCATCATTAGTCCATTGACTAATGTTTCCTGTTTTATTTGTAAGCTCGTCAGTACTACTTGCTGTAATAAAATTGTCTATAGCGGGTGGCGTGTATGTAAATACTCCTGTAGTGTCATCATATACTAATGATGGCGTAGCATTTGCACTTGCTGTAGTAATAGATAAATCTGTTAAAGCAATTCCGCCTCCGCCTCCACCGCCGCCTGTTGAGGCAAACGTAATAGTGTCTCCGCTAGTAGTAATAGTCATGCCCGAACCTGCGGCAAAATTAACTGTATCAGTTGTAGTGTCAGCTGTTACTGTAGATTGTCCTGTTATTGCAAAGTTACTAAATGCGTTTTGATTAGTATCGCCACTGCCGCCGCCTGTGGATACTCCAACTACTGGTTGAATCCATTGCGAACCATCTACATCAGTAATGTAAACATACAACGCTCCAGTATTACTATTAAGCCAAATACTTCCTTCAGATGGTGAACTAGGAACCGATGCAGAAACATCAATACTTGCTCCGCCTGATCCTGCTGTTATTCCTGCTTGGTTTGCTTTTGTTAAAAAATCACTGTCAGCAATATTGGTTAAATCTGTTTTAGCAAGGCCTGCTGTAGTTGCTTTTGTCAGTAGTGCATCATTAGTTACGTTTGCTAAATCTGACGTAACTAGTTCGTAGCCACCAGCTATTGCGCCACTGTACACTCTTAATGAATTTGTTGCTTTATTAAAGAATACTTCACCACTAGAACCAACATTTCTATCTAAAAAGTCGTCAGGTCTAGGAATTATTCTAATTCTATCGACAACTGGTGCTTGATTTGATGCCATTAAAAAACTCCTTTATATAGAGTATTTATCTGTACGTGACTACTTATATTTGATCTTGTTTGATGTTTGATCCGTGCAAATCTTCTGGCGGTGTTTCACGATTAAGTATTTCGTAAATATCATGAGATGCTACAATAAATTTAGTAATACAATCAACGTGTAATATCATTGGTGTATAGCCTGGTATTTTAAGAAAACTAATATGTTGAATTTCTTTAACAGGACCCTTTTTATATTCTTCCATTGTTATGGGTTCTTCTTCTAAAGGCTGGCGATGTGAATTTCTAGTTGCAACAGTATGTTGCTCTATACCTTCTTCATCGATATAAAAGAGAACAAGATCCTTCTCGTCTAATAGTTGAGTTAATAATACTTGTGATCGTAAGCGATCTCGTTGGAACTTACGCATAGTATAGGAGTCTTTTACTTCTTTTTTCTTAATTGTAAAAATGCTCAACTCTTGTGTTGCAAATTCTTCAATAGCCATTATTTTCCTCCAAAATGTTTATTGTATATATCTTGAACTAAGTTACGTTTAATTTTAAATGTAAAGTTCATAATAAATTGTTTCTTTTTTAACCAAAGCTCGTCACTTGCATTTTTATCTCTTACTACTAACTCAAACTGTTGCTCTGATAATGGTATAATTTGTGCCAAAGGTGTTCCTGCTTTAAGAAGATATTCTCCTTTAGGAATATTGTAAAATGCTTGAACATTTAACTCAGTACTTACACTTGGATCTAATATACCTATACTACTTTCTAGCTCAAAACTATCAGGATATGCAATTGGTATCATTATAAATTTAACACCTTTAGGTGCAATAACGTTCCAAGGTGTGTTAAATTTAATTAGTGAAGTCATGCTCCAAGGTTTAACTGGCATTAGTGTTTCAACTCCAGTTTGTTGCTTACTAATAATTTCCTTACCTTCAGCAAGCTCGTGAATATCTGATGTTGGGACTGTCCACTTAAACTCTTTGCCGTCTCCCATAGTCTCAATTAAAACATCATGCCACATTGGTAAGATGTATCCATGTTTGTTTAAATCAAATATACCCGGGCATTGAGCAATATGATCCATCCTACCTTTTGATCTTTTTGACGATGCTTTGTAGTCTTCTCTAGCTCGTTTTTGCCAGTTAGTAATATACTTACTTGCAGGTATAATTGGACATGCTTCTGCTACACCTGGTATTGTTGAGAAAAATTGTATCTTTTTCATTTTGCTATCCTAATATCAAATGCTATATTAATTCTATTTTTACTTGCATGTTTATTTGTTTCTACTTCATGAGGTAGCCAACTTGGCCACATTATTAGATCTTTATCTGCTGGAGTAAAATAAAAGTCTCTAACAAATGGTGAAGCACTGTCGCAATCTCCTAGTACGTTAGCTGGATTAACTATTCTTAAGTCTCCTGTATCTGCACCTTTTACATAGTATACACCAGAAAATATTGCGTCTTTATGACTATGCATTACATTTCTACTTCCTGGGTTATTTACGTTAGTCCAGTAAGTTAAAATATATTTACGATTATGTTTTGTCATTAGTTTTGAAAAAATGCTATCTAATTTACTATAGTAATCAACATTTTCGTTTACTAGATCTATAATTGCATCAGTTAGCCAACTTATATTTTCATAAACATGCGAAGATCTCCAACAGTCTAAATTAGTAGCATCTGTTGAAGGTGTTGCATCATAAACACTATTGATATCATCAAGTAGTTGAGATACTTGTACTTCTGTACCTACATTTTCGTTATGAAAAAACTTAGCCGTTAATATTGATGTCATCTTTCATACCATTCTTTTAGATAATCATAATGATTTAAAAACATATCTTCTGCTAGTTCTACTCTAGCGGTATGCGATTTACAAAAATACTCAGCATATTGTTTTTGCTTGTCAGTTAAAACAGACTCTGTTCCTTCATATGCTCCGCCAGCATGAAGCATACTAAACCATTGTGTAACACAGAACATACTGCTTGGTGTTAAATGTAAAAATCTTTGTGGTTGAGGTAAAAATGCTCCAAGTATTTCTTTTACAAATCTTGGTCTATCTTCAATTTTTTGGCTACGAATTTCTTTCCAAAATTCTGTATCACTTCTTGTACTATAGTGATAATGTGCCCAAACAAATGTAAATATTTCTGCAGACATTTCACCAAAGCCTTGATTCATTAAATGTTTGGCTTGGTCAGACCAAACATTATTATTTGCATTTAATAAATCAGTTAAACTATGTACTAGTGCTGTTGTAAATGTAATTCCTGTTGCTTCTAATGGCTCAACAAAGCCTGCACTAAGACCAACTCCTACTACATTTTTTAAAGCAATCTGATGATGGGCACCACATTTCATCTTTAAGTGTTTAGCTGGTGCAACATACTCACCTAAATGTTTTCTTAGTTCTGCTTCGGCATCTTCGTCGCTAATATGTTTACTTGAATATATGTATCCGTTACCAACTCTTGTAAAGATAGGAATAGTAAAACACCAGCCTGCATCCATTGTAGTTGCTTTTGTATAAGGATGACATTCTTCTTGGGGATTAGTATATTGTGTCTGTATCATTACAGCTCTATCAGTAAGTAATCCTAAATCGTTAAATGACTGCCATTTTGATCCCAACTCTTTTTCAAGTAATAAACTACTAAATCCTGTACAGTCTAAAAATAAATCACCTGTATATTTTTCGCCTTCTTCATTTATTAAATATTCAATACCATTTTCATTTTTTGTAATACTTGTAATCTTAGTATCAATATATGTAATATCGTCAATTATTAGATCTTTGATTGTTTTAATAATTTGATATGCAGAAAAATGTACAGAGCCAAAGCCACTTGGTCCCATACCTGTATTAACATCTAGATAATCTTCATACTTTAAAGATTTATTTGCTTTAGCAAGTCGATATGCAGGATGCCATTCTGCTAATTCTGAATAAGGTTTGTCTATAAAATAGTCTGAGTAGAAAAAGTCCTCAGCAATTACACTATTTACAGCCGTGTCATTGTCAACAAAATAAGGCTCATCGTTCCACCCAATGCATTCAACACCATACTTAAATGATGCATCACTAGCATTCATCCACTTGTGAGGTGGTATTCCGCAACGCCATAAAAATTCTGCTGTTAATGGTTGTGTACCTTCACCAACACCAATTGGTCCTGCATCTGAGTCTTCAATTAATACAATTTCAGCCGGAACTTGTAATTGATTTCTTAGATAGGCTGCAGATAACCATCCACTTGTTCCGCCACCGAATATTACAATTTTTTTTACTTTATTTAAAAACATTCTTCTACCTATATAAAAATTCTATGTTAAAAGATAAAGAAACTCTCTCTTTATCTGCTTTGTTTGGCTCCACTTTATGTTGTAACCAACTAGGAAATAATATTATCATTCCTTGCTCTGGTGGAACTCTAACAATGTTACTATACTGTTCACATCTATGAGGGAAAGAAATAACAAACGGATTTGGGCTTTTAAAAGAAATCATTCCGCAATCTTTATCGGCTTTATGATAGTATACTCCACTTACTGTATTAGGTTGATACCCGTGTTCATGAAGTCCAATGTTATTATCTTTCTCAAATATATTTAACCACGACTCTACTATTTGATACTCATCTTCGATAGACTGTTGTGCATCATTAAGATACTTTTTTACGTGCTTAAGAATTAATTTTTTAGTATTAAGTAACTTATAATCTTCTATTATATTAGTTTGTTTATTTGGTATAAACGTAGTATTTGCTGTATCATTATGAGGTTGCCAATCGTTCTTAAACTCTAATCTAGGTATAATTGATGATAATTCTGATTCAACTGTATTGTCTTGATCAGCATCAATGTATATAGGAGTACTAAAAAAGTTATGTATCATGTTCTAACAACCAATATGTATAATCCGTTCCACCATTCTTTTGGATTCTCTTCACTGTTTAGTAATATCTTCTCATACGTTACTAATCCTTCACAGGTGTTAATTGCTTCTCTTGCGCCTTCAACAACTCCTTCCCAATTAGCATCGTCAAATATTAAAACAACCTCATTTGCAAATGTATTCCAATAATGTATAACAGCATCGCGTGTACTTTTAGCATCGTGAGGGCCATCATAGAAGAACATCTGTACTTGCTTTTGCCAAGGAGTTGTATCAACTGACATCATATCAGCATTAATTACAGTTACACCTCCTGACTGAGGTTGATACTTTTCAATGTTCTTTTTAAATTCTTCAAGATTGTTTGGCGGAAGTGTTTCGTCTTTTTGGGGTTGAATTTGTTCTTCCCATTGATCAATAGCAATAGCATTTATAGGGTTATCTTTAATAACTGAACACATTGTAGCACCTAAGTATGAGCCAATTTCTAAGTAACTGCCAACTCCCTGTGCAATACCATTTAATACTGTTTGTACTCTTGGACTAGTTAATCCTGGCACATCAATTTTTATCTTAGGTACTCCGCTATCGGCAATAACTGATGCTACATGTTTAATAATATCACTATGATCTAAGTCTGACTTAGCCTTATAAATTTTATCACAATATTGACATTCCCAACAATCAAATTTACAATTTTTAATTTTGTTACGCCATATATTAATAGGCTTGTCTTTTAAATTTGTTTCTTCAAGATATGTTTCAAATCCTGCTGCAACAATTTCTTCGTCTCTATCCCATTTACGAATTATTTCCATTGTTTCGTAAAGTCTTGGTATTGCTTCACGTCCGTGCATTTTAAATACATCAATACCTAAGTCGTTTAAAAATTCTTCCCAGTCTTCTTTCCACGGTGGAAGGTCTGCCGTTTTTAAATGAACTGAAGGATCTAATACGTCCCATTTCGGGCAACTAACACGACTAATAGGATCATTAAAGTATTGCGGTGTTGGATCTTGTCTTGTATTATTAAACTCAAAATGTTCAACCATCATTGGACAGTTTCCTAAACATCCTTCATTAGCAAGTAAACTATACCTTATTTCTTTCCCTAAATTAACTTTAATCCAATCTTTTGCCTCTTTCAAACGTAATAATGTATCTCTATCACGCATTAAATCTCTATCAAGATTAATGTAATCAAATCCTACTTTAGCGAGATTAACTATTTCACTGGCAGTACGCACATCTCTTAAAATTGTATTTTTAACTTGTAATTCAGGAAATGCTTTTTTAATTTGTCCTGTTGCCATCCAATGTGTATGCGGAATAGTTACAGTTCTTACACCTGCATCATACAACGGTTTAAAGTTTCTAATAAGTGTATCTAGATTAGATTGTGTTGGAGGTACTGTAGTATTATTAAATGTAGCACTAACTGGTATACCTATTTCTTGTTGAATATACAATGCTGTATTAATTGCATATGAATAATCTTCATTATGCATGAAAATATCACCCATTGCATCTTGCACAAAAGGCGGTATTCTACTTGTAAAGTATACATCGTATATAAGGTGTTTGTACGTCTTTAAAAAATCATAATACTCCTGAAATTGTTCAGGAGAAAGTTTAGGGTTTAAAGGTACACTAAATATTTTTTGCATTCATGTCTCACTAGTATAGCTATATTTTATACTTAGTATAGCATATAATGCGATCTCTGTCAAGTTGAATTATGTTTCTTTTTCAGCCCAATTAACTTTAAATGTTGGGGTACGGGGAGTTAAATTAGTCGAAGGAAAATTACACTCAAAGTAATTATACATTAAACGCTGAGCTTCGTCTAATGTAGTAACTTCATTGCCCATTTTAGTTAATGCAGGAATGTATCCATTGTTCGCATCTAATTTATTTTTAATATGCAAATTCATAACAGTCTTTAAAAACTGAAGTCCGTTATTAGTATCTTGTTGAGTCAACTCGTAATAGAATTTAGGACCTTCTTCAGTATGTGTATCACCAGTATCTTGCACTATTTGTTCGTATATATCAGTTTGTTTTGCTACTGGTATTTCTCCGTTTAGTGCTGTTACAAACTTATATGACTTTGCTGCTTTTTCTGAAACAACAGCACCATTTAACCAATCAACAAAAGTTCCGTCAGGTGCTGTGCTTATAGTATAATTCCAAAAATCCCCGATTCTATCCATCCCAGGCATCCAGCGAGGATCATTACTCGCTATAGTTTCATGAATTATATAAATCAAAGTCGTCGTCCTTGTTGTTAATTGGCTCAAAAGTATCTCTGTCGAACGGCTGTCCTGCTTCTTGCTTGGTTATTTTTTCTTGCATCGGCTGTGGTGTTAATAAATCTTTAGTTGGTTGAGCTCCTAACTTTAATTTTTCGTCCACTTCAAGTTGCAATTTAGTTTGAACTGTTTGTAACTGAGATGCGTAACTAAGGGCAAGTCCTAATGTTTCGGTTTGTTGTTCTGGTGCCATACTTAAAATAGCATCCATGTTTCCTGTATTAATTCTGCCGTAGAATACTAGATCTGTTGATGCTTGTTTTGCTAATCTATTTGTCCAATACTCTGCTTCGTATATATCTTCTTCTTCGGTGTTAAGAATATCCATATAAGTTCTACCTGAACCATCTGGAAGTAATGCTTCGTCTGACTCTAAAAACTCATTAATAAGGTCAATTAGATTTTGTCTTTCAAGATAATATTCACGTAGTTTCTTACGAGACTGATCTAAATTCTTAGTTTCGTTTTCAGCTTCGATTTGTGCTAATCTTTTATCAAATGGGTCTTCAGTATTATCAGCAATCCATTGGTTGCGATCTCGTTCAACTTCCCATTTTTTATTATCGTACAAAATTTGTTGTAATGTTTCTTCTCTACTTCTAAGTTCTAACATCCACTGACGCAATTTTGCAAATGGGGTAATTTGTGTTTGACCCACAAACCATTTTATTTTGAATTTTGGATTAGTCCATTGCTTATTATAAGCAGAACTTAATGTTTCTTTATCTTTTTCTGATAATTGATCTACATTAGTAGTTAGTGGCATTGTTGGTGCATCACTAAAATACTGTTGTTGTCTATCGACCTTTTTGTCAATATTGTTGTCTGTCATTTATATCTCCTAAAAAATAATATCAAGTATTACTTATACGAGTATTTAACTAGACTAAGCTCTCCAAGAGCCGAAACCTGAACTTCGTCCAGCTGGCCCTTTAGGCTCCATTGAAGATGCACCCTGTGTTTGGGTTTCTGTTGAATATACAAATTTAGCAGCTAAGTTATTCTGTAATCCGTTATATTGTCCTAACATATATGATTTATCATTACCTAATGTGTAGTTTTCTTCACCACAGTTAGTATATGCTTTATTCATATAACTTCCGCTTGCTGTTGTATCTGTAAGATGATTAGTCCTACGATATGTATAGCCGCCTGCCCAACTTCCGTTGTTTCCGGCATACCCGTGAACTAATTTAGAAGCTATGGATTTTTGTTGGAAATGATATCCTGGTTGTGTACCGCTTCTTGCTAATAGTGTTTCACTTGCAAATTGGAAATTCCAGCAATAAACTGTACCGCTATAACCTTCGCCCATATACCATGTTCCAAAGTTTTCAGCACTAATACCCCATGGTCCGCCTGCTGTTGCTCCGCCTTGGCCGCCTGTAGTACTTAGACCTGGTCTAGCATACATCATTTCAGTAACGGTATCGAATCGTTCAACGTCTGATCTTCCTCCGCCTGTAATCCAAGTTGCTAAGTGTTCTTTAAATATTGCTCCCATATGACCTCTACTATTAGCCATATTAGAACCATTTTGACATGCAAATGCTGTGTCTGTACGCATACTAAATCCGCTTGTGATATTACCACTAGCATTATGTGCGTTTGTTGTTCCAAAATAGAAAGCTCTATCTAGTCCTACAGCACCAGCTTTATAGTTTCCTGTTCTATCTAACAAGTCTCCTAAATCAGTAGAAGTATCTGTTGAATGGTCTGTTCTGTTTACGTTTTTCCAAACAGCTGAACTTTTGTATCCACCCATAACATAACCGGCTGTAACAATTTGTCTTGTATACCAAGGAATTGTAAAGTCTTGCCAAGCAGTATTATGAAGTGTGGAATAATATTCAACTGCACCTTTATCAGTGTTATAACGTAATGCCCCTGTTGGATTGTTTGACCGTTGTCCAGTAGTTCCAACGGGTACTCTTAAGTATCCTGAATCGTTAATGTGACTGTTCTTTAACGTTGCCATTTATTATTCCTTTAATTGTTCCATCCGCACACAGCACTACTCATTCCTGCTTTACCTTTAGGTTCGCCTGATGCGCCTAACTGGAAGCCCGAATCTGTATTATAATTCCATCTATGTGATAAGTTATTCTGTAGTCCGTTATATTGCCCTAGCATATACTGGTGATCTTGACCCATTGTATAGTTCTCTTCACCGCAATTACCAATTGGTTTATTTACAGTTCCTGATGTACTATTAGTAATAAAATTAGTTTTTCGATATGTATAGCCACCTTGATAACTTCCGTTGTTTCCGGCCCATGCATAGTTGTGTTTACTCTGTATTGACTTCTGTTGGTGGTGATTACTTATTGTTGTGCCGCCTCTAGATGTAAGTGTTCTTGTTGCAAATGTAAAGTTTCTATTGTCGTTGGACGTATACATAATGCCATAAGTTTCATGACTAGCACCCCAACAATCTGCTGACGTATACGTAGGACTAAGCACAGCTACCACTGATTTTGTAACCATGTTGTATTCTTCAATATTAGCAGAACCGCCACCAATAGTAAATGCAAATACATCTTCTTGGAAAACTCCACCTAAACGTATTCTATTATAACTTAAATTACGTGAAATGTCAGTAGCATTAGTTTCTGTTCTCATATTGAAAGCAATAACATAGTTTGAACTCGCAACGTGAGCGTTACCTGCACCAAAGACATATGCATAATCTTTACTACATGCTCCCCATTGGTAGTTAAATGCTCTTTCTATACTACCGTCACCTAGGTTAATTGTAGTATCAGTAGAATTAAAACACTTATTAACATTATTCCAAACAACAGCACTTTTGTATCCACCAAGTACATATGATGTAGTAATAATTGTTCTATGCGGAAATGCAACACTGTTAGATGCCCAAGCATAACCGTCCCAATATTCAACGATTCCTAAATTACTATTTAATCTTACTGCACCAACTTCGTTTGCTGGTCTATCAGCATCAGTTCCTACAGGTAATCTTAAATATCCAGTATCATTAAAATTTGTATCTAATAGTTGTGCCATGTTTTATATTCCAAATCTATGTCTTAAAGAGTGCGTATTGTTTCTAATTTCTTCGTCGGTGTGTCTATCAGCGTGTGCTGAGAAAAACTTAATATCTCCCCAATACTGGCTACCAGTAGTAACACTAGTACTACCACTATGATATCCGCCTAAAGAACCAAATCCTCTATTATATCTTGCGTTTGAGCTTGTTATAGTTCCTGCAAGATATCCATTAATAAAAAACTTATATGTTGGATTATCACTATTACTCCAACTCCATGCATAAACAGCAAACATTCTCATAGTACTTCCGCTAGTAGTACCAGTATACTGATCACTACTGTAACAAGGAAATTGTGTATCTTGATTTGCGCCGCTGTCAATGAAGCCAACGCTGTCGTTATCGTACATACCAACATTATAAGCACCGCTTCGTATAATTACATGATGGTCGGAACTGTAACTTCTTGTAAGTGTTCGCCACTCACTTGTGCTAGTTTTTACTCTTGAAACACAATAGTAAGTAACGTCTCCTGATAAACTTATATCAGATGCTGTTTTAGCTTGACCATAACTACCATTAAAATCAAAGAACCCATCAATACCATAATTTTGATCACCTTCATTGGTAGTCGTAGTTCCTTTAATATGCGGGCCTGTTCCTAATGAACTGTTTTGCCAAGCATTAGTTGCAACATTCATATTATTAGCATTACCTGAAAGATCATACCATACACTTCCGTTACCTGGATACGATTCTGGTAGTGTAGCATCTAAATGCATAACACAGTTTCTACGCATAAATGCGCCTTGGCCAGTTCTAACATCTGCCCAAAATCCCTTAAAATAATATTCAACATATCCTAAGTCGGTATTAAATCTCATAGCGCCATCGCCTGGATTAGAAGGGCGTTGGGCTGTTGTACCTTTGGGAAGGGTAGTCTGATTAGTTGAGTTTATAACTGTGTTCTTTAAAGTTGCCACTAGGCTTACTCCCTATTTACTTTTTTTCAATTCAGCGATTTCATTTGTTAATGTTTTAACAGACTCAATCAAATATGCTGTAAGTTTGGTATAGTTAATACCAAGTGGTTTACCAGCATCATCTAGTTTAACTAGGTTTGGCAATACATTATAAACATCTTCTGCAATTAATCCAGCTTCGTCTTTTGTACTTCCGTCTTTACGATCATATGTAACACCTGATAATTTTAATACATTTTCTAATGCATTAGTAATAGGATTAACGTTTTCTTTAAGAGCAATACTTGAATCCTCTACAATACTAGTTGCTGTCATTGTACTAAAATTACCATTAGCTCTAGACGAACCGCCTATTGTTGTCGCATCAATATTACCGCCATTACAGTCAATGGTGCTTATTGTTGTAGTACCACCTAAGCTACTGTTAGCGGTTGTAGTAATTGCTGTTGCTGATAACATACCAGATGCAGGAACAAATGACAGTTTTCCGCCACTATAATTTAAGCCTGTAACACTACCATCATTAGCATCGGCATCATCCATTATGGCAACGTAATAGGTGCCCGAGTCTCCTGTTTGGTTTGTTGTTTCAAAACTAATATCCCCAAATGACAAGTTACCACTTGTATCACTTGTTATTGCATAACCACTTGCTGATGGTAATGCTGATGGCATAGTTAATGTATAACTGCCGCCTAAACTGCTTGGTGCTTTAAAAGCAGCGTAATTACTACTTGCTGCATCTGCTAATTTTAAACTTTTTTCACCATTAAGTTGAATATGTTTCGCAGCTTTTACTTCACCAGTTCCGTTTGGGTCGAGCACCATATCGACATTGTCTTCAATAGTTTGTAAGTTATTCTCTTTGGCAGTGAATGTACCTAAAACCGGACCACCCTGTACACCTGTTGTAATTCTACGCATTATTATTCTCCTTAAACTGTTGAGGTTTCAATACCGTATACTACAACACTTACATCTGTACTGTCGCATCTACATACAATATTTTTGCTCGCATCAATAACAATTCCGCCTCTTTCAAGTACACCGTTACCAATTAACTGTGAGTCAAATTCAATATACTCTGCATTAGTTGGTGTTCCTGAAGCAGCTAATGCTACACGAACAGCTCTGTTATTTGCTGATCTATTTGATACACTAACAGTTACTACTGCGAATGTACTAGCAGGTACAGTGTATACAGTTGTATCTGTATTAGCACTTAAATCTGCATTTCCTAAAATTCCTGTTGCCATTTTGTTTTCTCCTAATGTTATCTTAACATGTAATTTAATGCTAGTGGTAAGCCAAGAACACTTCCACTAAAGTTAACGTTTGCTTTGATATTTATCGTTTCTCCAGATACCGTTGTTATCTGATTGGTGTTAATAAATATGTCGCCTGCTGTTACCGAGTTCACGTTTAGCGATGCACCACCACCACCAATTTGAGCTTCAATATACGCTTTTACAGCTCTTTGTGTTGGAACTACTGTATCTGAATTTGCTGTAAAGAATGGATCTGTACTAAATTCAGTAATACTTGCTGAGTTACCACCTAGTGTAACTTCACCCAGTGATAGTTCTTGTAGTCCTGCAATATTAAATGCATCAGCATCTAGTGTTGCAACACCAGTTGCCTGTTCAATACTAAACAATGCACCTACTCTAAAGTTACCATCTTGGTCAGTTGCTGTGTAGAATACTCTACCACCATCAAAGTCATTTGTTTCTTGACTTTGTACTGGTGCATTAACTGGAACACCTGGGTAGTTAGTATCTACAAAGTTACCAGTACCGATATCTAAGAAGTCGTGTCCTGTTAAACGTACCTGACTAAATCTAATACGCATTGATGTATCTGCTTCGTCTGCTGGTGCTTCACTGATTGTTAATGACGGACTAAGTTGTAAGAATCCTTTCTTAGAACCATCATTAGTACCAGTTAAACTTACTGTACTAACAAGTTTAAAGAACTTGTCAGGTATTCCAGCAATTACAACGTTTGATCCTGGAACTGGAGTTGATGTTAATCTCTTAACAGCAATGTATGCTCCGTTTTGGAAGAAGTCTGCTTTACCGTTACTTCCTTCTGCATTAACAGAAGCTGTAGCTGTTGTGAAACTTGTTCCTCTATTTATAAATGTTGGATTTGCTATTGCACCATTACCAACTCTTACCTGTAATTCAACATCTGTAATGTTGTTTGGATCAGTAATTGTAATTGTTGGCGCACTAGTGTATCCGCTTCCTGGTTCCTCAATGTTAATTTGGAATAGTTTTTGGTTTGCAATAGCTGCTCTTCCTCTTGCTTTTGCTCCAACTTTAACTTCTTCAGCAACCGATGTACTGTCATATGTGTGACATATAAACTTACCATCTTGTCCTGGATTACCAAATACAACTGCACCGTATCCTGAACTTCCGTTTGCTGTTATAGTTTTACTTGTCCACTGTATTCCGTTTTCTGAATGTACAATAGTGTCTGCATCATCTTGGAATGTAACAACAAATACGCCTTGTCCGTATGCAATATTTCTTGGTGTTCCAACTGTTGGTAATGTTGCATCAGTCCAGTTTTTACCATCTAAACTATATGCTGCTTTGGTTCCACTTGCCGCTATTGCAACAAATCGACCATTACCCCAAACTAGGTCAGTCCATGTATCTGTAGATAACCCTGCGCCTGCACTCCATGTAACACCGTCTGCACTCCATGCTGTCTCATTAGTTCCAGTTTTCATTGCAACAAACAAGCCTTTTCCGTATCTTACTAAATTATATCCAGTTGCTGGTAATGCATTTGAACTCAACGACCAAGTTAACCCTGCGTCTTGGCTAAATGCAACATCTCTATCCCCTACACTTGTTACAATAAATCTATTATCGTTAGTTCCAACGTTACCAAATGCTATGCTCTTAGAGCCTGCAGATGATAGCCCAGCTGGTAAACTACTAGTTGACCAAGTATCTCCATCAATGCTATATGCCGCTGTATTATCTCCTGCACATACAGCAACTACAGCACTTGTTTTGTAAACACTTGAACCGTCATCTAATAATCCAGTTGCTATTGATTCGTATGAACCTGATCCTGGAGTTGGTAACGCTTCTGCTGTCCAAGTAATGCCGTCAACACTTTTAAGTCCGCCAGTACCACTAGTTGGTATTGCAACAAATCTACCTTTTTGTCCTAATCCAGTAAAGTCAAAATCAACAATAGCACCTGTGTTTGCGTTAATTGTTGTGATTGTAATAGTAATATCATTTGCAGGTGTTGCGCCACCTAATGAAGTTCCTGGAATTTCACAGTGGTTTAATCTACCATAACCAGATCCTGCATTATTTAATGTAACATAATACTTTTCGCCGTTTCTAGTAATATCAAATGTTGCACCAGTACCATCTGATTCAGTAACTGTTGCTACTCCTGTGTACTGTGCTGATGTTTCTACAAATATAGCATCTTGTACTTCTGTTGCACCACTAAGTGTCCTTTGTGTATTAGACTGTGGCGGTGCTGTAAATGTCGCTGCTGGTTCAATTAGATATGTTGATGTAGAGTTAGGAGCAGCAAATGTTGTTCCAGGAACAACGTGATCCCAACCTGCTGTACCATCTGATACTTTAACTACTGTTGCACGTTTTGTACCTGCATCATATGTGTCAATTATACCAAATAGTCCTATACCTGCACCACCAATAATTTGAACTCTCATGCCAATGTATGCTGAACTTACGTTACCGTCTGTTGATGAAAGATCAACATATGTAGTTCCACCGGACTGTGCAACGTTTGATACTGATGTATATCCAGTACCACCTGCTGTGTCTGGTGTAGTTTCAATAACACGAGTTTGGAACATTCCTCCGTCTCTATATTCGTCTGCTAGTACTTCTTCATTAGTACCTGGACCAAAGAACTCAATTAATGCTTCAGTATAATCGTTACCTGCATGACTAAATTCAACGTTTAGTAATTCATTATTATTTGTATTAACACCTGCAACGGTTGCATTATATTGTGATGCGTTATCAATAACTGCTGTTACTGGAACTTCAGTTGGGTCAACACCTTCTGCTGACGATCCATATTTACCATATGAGTTATTACCGTTAGTTGCACGTATACGTCCGCCGTTCTCTGCAAGATAACCTACGTGTGAGTAGTATGTAAACACTGACACAAGTTCTGCTCTACCGTTGTTTGTAATCCATGCTCCAATACCATCACTAATAACCTGTGTAAAGTCGTTACTAACAATTGAATCGTTACCACCGTTGTGTAATGCACCGTCAATTTTTTGACCAGTTGCTCCAAATCCAAATGTTGTACAGTTTTGTACATATGGTGATCTTGCTGTAATCCATACACGTTTATCGTTTGGACCCCAACCTGGATCCAACGATGCATATGCACCTGCTGTTGGTCGCTGTGTTCCAAACTCGTTTGCAGGACCTAAATCACCTTGTAGTCCTTTCATGGACATAAGTCTTAACCCTGTACCATTACGTAAGTAGTAAAAATCTTCTTCTTGCGAACCAATAACACTATTAACATAGTATCTTGCCGCTAGTAATGTTTTGTATATTCCTGGTCTGTAGAATGTTAATGCGTTTTCTGTATTACCAATTTTATACTGACGTTTCCATGTCTGTGCCCATTCAAGGTCCCATTTCATTGCATTAATATATTCTTTAACATC